AATTGATACCGAAGAATTGGCGAAAGAATTAGGCGTGGATCCTGGATCAATAACTAATTTTGAAAACGCTTTAGAAATTTACGAATCAGCTTCAGATAAAATAGTAGAAATAAACAAATATCAATATATAAATTAATATGAAAACAAATTTAAAAAAAGTTTATAGCAAATTACCAAAACAAAAAGTAAGTCTTAAAGCGCAAAGGGTGGTTTTAGGTTTACTTAATAATTTTTCATATGAGTATGATACACTAGAGGAAGAAGTGGGAAGACTAAGCTATGCAGTTGAAGATTTTTTTGAAGAAAAATATGGAGAACTAGAAGATGCTTATGGTGTTTTAAAAGATGTTTATATTAGAGGATCGGAAGGTCTTGTTTCAAAATCAGATGTTGAGGGCGATATGGAAACTTTAAATGAAATTTTAGAAAAAGCTATAGATTTGGGAGTAGATATTTATGAGATTTATCCCGACTATGACGAACATAAACGAACGCTAGACTATTTATTTGATTTAGAAGTAAGGTTTGATGAGCAAAAAAGGCAAATAGAAGATTTTGGTTTAAATTCTTAATTAATAATGCAAAGGCAAAACAAAAATAATAAAACATTTATACCTAGCAGAACATCTCCAGACGGTGGTGGCCGGGGTTGTCTATGCTGGGATACAGCAACATATTCTAGCGAGTGTTGCGATGGATCTATGCAAGCCCAGGGGATAGGAGTAATTACAAGAACAGATTGAAAACGCAAATTTTAAATTAATAACCGTTATATATATAGTATGGAAAAAACAAAAATGTTAAATCAAATTAGAACACTTTTAAAAATTGAGGTAAAACTTGAGGATCAAAAGTTAGAAAACGGAACGCTGGTAACGGCTGAGAGTTTTGAAAAAGGAAGTGAAATTTTTATCGTAACCGATGATGAAAAAGTGGCGTTACCAGTAGGAGAATATATCCTAGAAGATGGTCGCTTATTGGTTGTAGAGGCAGAGGGTTTAATTGCCGATGTTCGCGATGTATCTGATGAAGTGCCAGCCAAAGAGGAAACGGAAGACCTAGACGAAACAATCGAAACAGAAGTGCCGGAAATGGTTGCCACAGAAGTTGAGGCAATTATAGAAGCCGTTGTTGAGGTTATTGCTCCAGTTATCGAAGAAGTAAAATCTGAGATTGAAGAACTTAAAAAACAGTTTGGAAAAATGAGAAAATACGAAGACGAAGAAGAAGAAGAAAAGAAAAAAGAAGAAATGTCTGCTTCAAGAAAACCAATAAAACACAATCCTCAAGCTAGAACGCCACAAAGAAAACAAGTGGAATTTGCCAAAGGAAGATTCAACACAACACTAGATAGAGTACTAAACAAATTAAATAAATAAAATGAAAAAAAGAAACGTAAATTTAGCGACAACGACTAATATCACGACGACTTATGCCGGAGAATTCGCCGGTGAATATATAGCCGCAGCATTACTTTCGGCATCAACTATTGATGATGGCGGATTGACTGTCAAGGCGAATATCGCATTTAAAGAGGTAATAAAAAAGTTGGCGACTGATGCTTTAGTAAAGCCGGCTTCTTGTGATTTTGATCCAACATCGACTATTACACTTACAGAGAGAATATTGACTCCCGTAGAATTACAAATTAACCTACAATTGTGTAAGTATGATTTCGTAAACGATTGGGAAGCTCAATCAATGGGTTATGGTTTAGGTCAAACTTTGCCGCCAAAATTTTCTGACTTTATGATTGCTCACGTTGCAGCGGAAGTTTCACAGAATACAGAGCAGAATATTTGGAGAGGCGACACAGCAGCCGCTACAGTAAATTCTTTTGATGGTTTTGAAAAACTAATTGCAGCATCAGCAGCAGCCGGAGATATTCCAGCCGCTCAACAACTTGCAGCTATTGCCGGTGGTTTAACAGCCGCTAATATTATAACTGAGTTATCTAGAGCAGTGGATGCAATTCCAGCCGCTTTATATGGTAAAGAAGATCTATTCCTTTATATCGGACAAGAGGCAGCTAAATTGTATGTACAAGCCCTCGGAGGTTTCGCAGCGAATGGTTTAGGAGCAAATGGTGTTGCAAATATGGGAACTCAGTGGTGGAATAATGGAAGTCTTACAATCAACGGCGTTAAAATATTTGTTTGCCCTGGAATGAGCGCAGACAAAATGTTTGTAGCGCAACGTAGTAACTTGTATTTCGGAACTGGGCTTCTTAATAGTACCCAAGAAGTCAAAGTTTTGGATATGGGAGATCTTGACGCTTCGAATAATGTGAGAATGGTAATGAGATTTACCTCAGCCGTTCAATTTGGAATCGCTTCTGACTTAGTTGAATACGCTTAAAATTAATTAATTAATCAATCAAAGGGTGGGTGGTTTTATCTACTCACCCTTTTTTTTATAAAACAAAAAAAAATGGCTTGTACATTAAACACCGGTAGAAAATTACCCTGTAAAAGCGCCTTCGGCGGAATTAAGAATATATACCTAGCAGATTTCGGAAGCATAGGTACTATTTTACAAGACTTAGCGACTTGTGAATTTGATATAACAATGGTAGCGCCTAATGAGTGGTATAAATATCAAGTAAAAGGTAACTCAAGCCTAGAGACGGCTGTAACATCTTCGAGAGAAAATGGTACAACTTTTTACACTCAAACTTTAAATTTAACACTTACTTATCTTGACGCTTGTACTCAAAAAGAGTTACAAGTTATTGCAGTTGCGAGGCCTTATGCAGTAGTCGAAGATTACTACGGAAATTTCTTTCTATGTGGCTCAGAAAACGGAATGGAAGTAACCGGAGGAACAGTTGTAACCGGAGCAGCGGCTGGAGATTTATCTGGATTTACGCTTGTTTTAGAGGGAATGGAAGAAACGGCTCCGCTGTTTTTATCATCTGTACCATCTCCAATAGCTATCGCGACAATAATTCCAAACTAAAGTTTAGTTATATTATATTTAAAAGCATCCTTAATTGGATGCTTTTTTTTGTTTTTACAAATAACCATTTTTATTTCGTTATATATATAGATGATATTATTTAGACCACAAGCCGCCAATAGATTTATTTGCATACCTAGAGAGTATGTGACAAGCGCATTTATGACTATAAGAGATGATAGCACAAACGTAATTGTTAAATATGATTTAGTGCCTCGGGTTGCCGGGCTTGGAAATATAGAAATTATTAATGATAGTTTTAACGTATATAATACCACTTATACAAATATGGTGGAGGGGCATTTTTACGATATGACTATTTACAAAGACGATACAAAAGAGGTGGTATTATTCAAGGATAGAATATTTTGTACTGAGCAAAAAGTTGATATACAAGTTAACGATGAATTTTACAAATTAAATAAAAACCAATATCAAGAATACGATGGTTTTAATAATGACTATATTGTAATATGAGAAAAAGAAATAGCAAAGGGCAATTTAGCAAAACAAAAGTTTCAGAGTTTGGCTTTGTTAATTTAAGTACTTACACCAGCCCAGAAGTAAAGGAAGTGAGCGGATCGGATTGGATTGAGTATGGGGCCGATAATAATTATTTCCAGTATTTGATAGACCGCTACAATGGCAGCCCTACTAATAACGCAGCTATTAATGGCATATCTCAAGCAATTTATGGGAAAGGTCTAAATGCTACAGATAGCAATAAAAAGCCAAACGAGTACGCTCAAATGATTGCACTATTTAAAAAAGATGTAGTTAGAAGATGTTGCTATGATCTTAAACTTATGGGCCAGGCTGCTATCCAGGTTATTTACTCAAAGGACAGAAGTAAAATTGTTCAATTAGAGCATATGCCTATTGAAACTTTACGAGCCGAAAAATGTGACGAAGATGGAAACGTTCCAGCATATTATTACTATAACGATTGGGCCAATATAAAAAGGACAGATGAGCCGTTAAGAATACCGGCTTATGGTATGTCAAAAGAGGGCATAGAAATTTATTATATTAAGCCTTACAAAAGTGGTTTTTATTATTACTCTCCTGTAGATTATCAAGGAGGATTGCAATACGCAGAATTAGAAGAAGAAGTGTCTAATTATCATCTTAATAATATCCTAAATGGCCTCAGCCCATCGATGCTCATTAATTTCAATAATGGTACTCCAAACCAGCAAGAGCGCAATTTAATAGAAACAAAAATTGCACAAAAATTCTCCGGGACAAGCAATGCCGGAAAATTTATTTTAGCTTTTAACGATAATAAGGAAAGCCAGGCAGAAATCACACCGGTACAATTAAGCGATGCTCACAACCAGTATCAATTTCTAAGCGAGGAAAGCACGTCAAAAATAATGGTTGCTCACAGGATTGTCAGCCCTATGTTATTAGGAATTAAAGACGGCTCGGGATTAGGTAATAACGCGGAAGAAATTAAGACCGCTAGCTTGCTTATGGACAACACAGTAATAAGGCCATTTCAAGAACTTTTAATAGATTGTTTTGATCAACTACTAGCTTACAATGAAATCAGCTTAAACCTATACTTTACTACGCTACAGCCGCTTGAATTTACAGAGGTAGATAAAACTTTACAAGACAAGGAAACTATAGAAGAAGAAACTGGTGTTGAGATGTCAAAATTTAATCTTGCTAAATATCCCTGGGACGAATGTATTGCAGAACAGACGGAAGAATATGGAGCAGAGGCAGCCGAAAAAATTTGTGGCTATATAAAAAGCAAAATGTCAACTATTAATTTAAAAGAGATTGACGGAAAACAAGCATACGAAACAAAAGAAGAAGCCCAAGAAATAGCTAAGTTAATTGGTTGCGAATCTTATCACGAACACGAAGAAGATGGTAAAACTTGGTTTATGCCCTGTGTATCTCACGAAGAACTAAAAGCGCCTTGTTGGGATGGTTATGAGCAGATTGGTACAAAGATGAAAGATGGAAAAGAAGTGCCAAATTGTGTTCCTTTAAAAAAGGAATTTTTATCTGATGATTTAGGGCAAAGTATTTTAGATAATTTAAAGGGAGAAAATATTTCTGAGGAATGGGAGTTGGTTGATGAACTTGATACCAATATAGATATAAGCGATGAGGATTGGGCCACTTTATGTATAAAAGAAAAAAAGACTTTATTTAGAAAATTTGCTGATGAAATTACTTCTAGGCCTAGCGGTTTTAGTTATTTGGATAGTAAAAATTATAAAATTAGATATAAGTATGTAGTTGGCTCTACAAAGCAAATGAAAAAAGGTAACGAATCGAGGCCATTTTGTAAAAATATGATGAGTTTATCTAAGGCTGGAGTTGTATATAGATTAGAGGGGATAGACCAGGCCTCTAGAGACGGTGTAAATGATAGGCTAGGACACAAAGGGCGGCCCTATGACCTGTTTAAATTTAAAGGCGGAGTATATTGTCGACATAAATGGATTCGTGCCTTATATAGGCTTAAAAGCAACACTAAGCCGTCTGATGATTTAAGCGATTATAAAAAAACAAGGTCTATTCCAGCAAGTTATATAAAAAGTCCAAGAGGGACAAAGCAATCAGAAACGGCTCCAGTTAATATGCCAAACCAGGGACATTATCCAGGCGTAAAATAAAAAAAATATGGCTACAGTATTATTTGTAAATAGAACAGATCTAGTTAGAAACTCAATTATTGACGGAAATGTTGATACCGACAAGTTCATTCAGTTTATTAAGATAGCGCAAGAAATAGATATCCAACAAATTATCGGGACAAAAATGTACGATGGTTTAACGGCTGCTATAATTGCCGGAATAGATTTGCCGGCAAACGCAAGGTGGAAAACAATTCTCGACGACTATATTGTAAGTATGCTAATTTGGTATGCTCAAAGCAATTACTATCCTTTCTCGGCTTATCAGTTAAAAAACGGCGGTCTATATAAACATACCGCTGAAAACTCGCAAAGCGTTGATAAAAACGAGGTTGACTATTTAGTTGAAAAAGCTAGGACAAACGCAGAATGGTACTCTAGACGTTTTATTGAGTTTATGTGTTTTAATCAATCAACTTATCCGGAGTACACTAGCAACGTGAACGATGATATTTACCCTAGTTATGAAGCTACATTTAATGGCTGGGTTATATGAGTTACAAAGCAAAGGCAAAAAATATTGAAAAGTTAAAAATCTTTTTAAAGAAGATTAAAAAAACAAAAAAGTAATGGCAAACGAAATTTATACTAAAAGTTGGTGGGGGTCTGGAGTATGTGATAATGACATAAACTGGGGTATTGTTTACAAACCTTATGCTAGTTGCGAAGATCCAAGAGAGCCGTCATTTATTGAAAAATTTGGCGAGCCAGTAAGCGCATACTCGCTTAGAAATCTCACAAATAAACCAGTGCGATATGTAATACAAGTTTCAAATGGAGAGGAAACTTTTAATTTACTAGAAACGCAAGTTGCAGACAGAATTTACCTTGCTGGACTAGGTAGAACTTTAAGGGTTGTAAAATGGTACGACCAAGCTGGAAGTGACCAAACTTTACTTGCAGACTTTCTAACTGCTCCATATCTTGTAAAAGAGGGTATAATCTTTTCTGTAAATGGATTGCCAGCAATAAAATTTGAAACTGGCAATAAAATTGAATTAACAACTTTTTTAAGACCCGAAAGAGATAATTTAAGAATTTACAATGTTGGAGCTTATGCATCATTACAAGAAAGAGCTAGGGGGGGCAATAGTCTTTTATATAATGCTGGTAGATTTTCTCAGCCAATAACAAGTTGGTTACCATCTGACCGATTACAAATGCTCTCAGTAAACCCTATTTTTCAAAATAAAGTAAAGTATGGTCCAGAGGAAGACACCTTTGGTCCATTTAGAAACCCATTAGATAAATTAAATTTATATCAAATAGAAAATGCTTTGCGCGCTCCTATTAATTTTGGTTTTGGGGAAGCTATAGATATGCAAATGACTGAGTTTATTATATACCCAGACGAAGATATAAATGTTGAAAATGTGACAGCAGATATTCTTAAATACTATAAAATAGAATTTGAAGAAATACCAAGAGAAAGACCAAGAGAAATACTATAAAAATAAGTTATGAAAAAAATAAGCAAACACATATCGTATAAAGAGGCAGTAAATTCTAACTATGCAAAAAAGCATAATATAGAAAACGATCCGGACGATGAGCAACTAGAAAATATGAAGCTAATTGCAAAAGAAGTTTTTGAGCCATTAAGAGAATGGGTTGGTGGCCCAATAAAAGTAAATAGTTTTTTTAGGTCTACAGATCTTAATTCTGGAATAAACGGAAGTAAAACCAGCAGTCACTTAAAAGGTCAGGCTTTAGATATTACAACTATGGGCCTAAAAACTAATTTAGAAATTTTTAATTATATAAAAGACAATTTAGAATACGACCAGGTAATTTGGGAGTATGGTAGAAAAAACCCGGTTTGGATACACGTTTCTTATAAAGCCAAAAATAATAGAAAACAAGCCTTAGTTGTAAAGGAAGTCGGAGAATATAAAATTTATAAATAATGGTTACAGACTATAAAACGCTTTTAATAAATTTAGGGACATTTTTATTTAGTATGACTAATATTGATATTGCATTAAAAATCACGCTTTTACTTTTGACAATCGGTTATACCGCTCACAAATGGTATTTAATGAACAAAAGGAAAAAATAATGCCTAAAAAAAAGTTTAAAAATACCAGGGTTGGAAAATTTTTATCTAAGGCGGCACCAAACATACTAAGCGCAGCAAGTGATATAATACCCGACGCTGGCATTTTAAAGCTGATAGGCGGCTTAATAAATAACGACAAAGTACTTACACCAAAAGATAAAGAAGAAGCCTTAAAGTTGCTTAAAATGGATATTGTAGAAATGCAAGAGGTTTCTAAAAGGTGGTCTAGTGATATGTCAAGTGATAGTTGGCTGTCAAAGAATGTAAGACCAATGATGTTGATCTTTCTTACAATATCAACCTGGCTATTAATTCTTATGGATAGCTTAAATATTGAATTTGGTGTAAGTACTGAGTGGATCGATTTACTAAAATCTTTATTAATAACTACATATTTGGCTTATTTTGGCTCAAGGGGCCTTGAAAAATACAAATACATATCTAAGGCCAAATAAATATTTTCCGGAAAGTTTTATTTTATATTTTATTAGTATTTTTTTTAGGCATATAATTTTCTAAGCCTATAATGTATTTTATTTATATATTTGAAGTTATAAAAAAGTGTAAAGTTATTAATTATAATTTTGAAAAACAAATAGAAAAACAGATAATGCCAACAAAAAAACTATCTAGAGGTAAAATAGTTAAAAAACTAGATGCAATATTTAGCCAGTATATAAGATTAAAAGATGTAGATCATTTAGGCAATGCAACTTGTTTTACTTGTGGTAAAATTGAGCATTGGAAAAAGCTACAAAACGGACACTTTCAATCTCGTAAACATTATTCAACCAGGTGGCTGGAAAAAAATTGCCAAGTGCAATGTCCAAAATGCAATGTATTTAATTATGGAGAGCAATTTATTTTTTCTAAGCAATTAGATATAAAATATGGAGATGGAACGGCGGAAGAACTACATATAAAATCAAAACAAATAGTAAAATACTCTAGTAATGAATTAGAGGATATGATAAAATATTATAAAAATTTGGTAGAGAGTTTTTAAAAGACTATCTTTAAATTTCTGTTTTGTTAAATAAAGAGAGTTGCTCCTGGAAAGGTTTGCAGCTCTTTTTTTTTGCCATATTTACTAACTTATTAACATTTTATTTGTATATTTGGATATTATTAATTTAAACAAAACAGAATGATAACACAGAAACACGATTTAAAAAAGAAGATTAAACACCTTGAGCAATCTTTAAAAAGGGCGGTTTTACTTGATGAGCCTTTTGAGCAATTACATATCTATAAGGATATAGAAGTATCAAAATCACTTTTATATAACATACAATAATGGAAAAAAATTATTCAAAAGAAACCGCGGATAGTAAATTTGACGAGTATGTATTTAGGATAGAGGCCTTATGCAATAGAATAGAAGAATTAAAAGCACAAGTAGAAGTTTCACAAATATTTAAACAAAATGGATAGAGAAAAATTAGTACAACTTTACAAAAAATACGAACTTACAGAGACAGATGTTTATAAGCACAAGCATTATGTTATAATTACAAGACAGGGGATTGAGCGAATTGCGGCTAAAGAAAATATAGCAATAAGCTATGAGGTTGTTAAATGTGAAACAAATTTTGCAGTTATAAAGGCCTTTGCTCATTTTATTGATAAGCCGGATATATTAATAGAAACTTTTGGCAGCGCCTTAAAAGGTGCTACCTATAACGAGGGTAATTGCAATAGTTGGTATGTTGCTGAAATGGCAGAAAAAAGGGCCTTATCTAGAAGCGTATTAAAACTAACTGGGTTTTATGAACTGGGAGTGTTTGGGGAAGATGAAAGTGATGACTTTAAAAGAAAATAGGTATGGCAATAAGCAATGAAATATTTGAACATTACAGAATAAAACAAAAGGAACTTATAAAGGCTAAAAATCTTTTATTACTAAATGGTTATTCGGTAAAAAAAATAACAGAAATTAAAAATTAATAACTAAATAATTAACAAAATGAGAACAGAAATTTTAAATAGAGTAGGTTACGATATTTTTACAAAAAAAGGAACAGATATATCCGTATCAATAGTATATATTACTCCGGAAATAGCTAAAAACTATCTAAGCTACAACACAAAAAATAGAACAAAATCAGACAATAGTATATCCTTTTTAACTCAACAGATGAAAAAAGGTTTATTTATAGAAAATGGGGAGAGTATTGTGTTTGATAAAAATATGACACTTACAGATGGACAGCACAGATTAATGGCTATTATTAAATCGGGAAAATCATATCACATACCAGTTGTAAAAAACGTTAATATTAAATCTATGGCTACCTATGATACTGGCAGAAATAGAAGCGCCTCTGATGTGCTTAGTATTAATGGCTATCAATACCCAAATTTAATTTCTGCTTTTATAAAATTAATATATAAGTATGAAGTAAAAGGATCAACTTCAGCTTGTGCATCAAGTTGGAACAGAACGGATGTTCAAACAAACCAGCAAATTTTAAATTATTGCAAAGCCAATTATGACTGGATTCATAAAATGGTAATAGAAGTTACAGCTATATATAACAAGTCAGAGTTTAAAGTTTTGAGTAAATCAAATTTTTGCTATATTGCTTATATGCTAGGCGGAAAAAAACCAAATGCGAAAGTTTATGAATTTATGAAAAATTTATATGGCCTAGCTAGGACAGAAGATACAGCAACCAGCTATCTTTATGGTAAATTATACAAATCAAAAATTAACAAAGAGCCTCTAGGTTTTTATTGGTTATTAGGTATGAGCATAAAAGCCTACAATTATTTTATAGATGGAAACCCATCAGTAAGATTTTTTAAATTTAATGCAGAACAAGAATTACCAAAAATTAATAATTAAAAAATAAATATTATGAGTGCAATAATTAATGGAAGTATCGATGTGGCAAAGTTGCCAAAAGAAAAATTTATCAAAGGAAAAAACGGAAGCGTTTGGTATAATTTTACAATATCTGTAAATGATGAAACCAGGTACGGAAATAATGTAGCTTTTATGGACAGCCAAACAAAAGAAGAAAGAGAAGCAAAGGTTGCAAAAAACTATCTAGGAAATGGAAAAGTAGTTTGGACTGATGATAAAATAGTTGTGGCCGAAAGAGAGGGCACCGGTGCTGTAGAAATACCAAAAGCTAAAGTTACTGTAGATGATGATTTACCATTTTAATTAGCCTAACTTTAAAAGGGTGTGAGTTTATAACTTGCACCTTTTTTTTTATACATTTAACAAATGACAGAAAAAGAGACAGAACAGAATATGTTAATGGAATTTATAGCAGATACTTGTTATATAGATATTACAAAAAAAATAGAATATCCGCCGGTAGCTTTAAGCTATGGAGAAAAAGTTTTACAATCAGACAAAGGAGATAATATAATACCTATTGCTTTGGGAACTTATGGCAATTTATCGGTTATAACAGCTCCGCCAAAGACAAAAAAAACGTTTTTTGTTTCATTACTAGCAAGCGCATACTTGAGCGGTAAAAATATTTACACCGGAGATATAAAAGGACACAGAGGCAACGGAAATTTAATACATATTGATACGGAACAAGGATCGTGGCACGCATCCAAAGTTTTTAAAAGGCCGTTTGATATGGACAACAATATTGAGGCAAATAAATATCATACCTTTGCGTTACGGACAATAGGTTTTAAAGAGCGTTTAGAATTTATCGAGTACTACCTTAGAGAAAAAATAGATATGCCGTCTTTGGTTATTATAGATGGTGTTGCTGACTTAATTGCAGATGTAAATAACATAGAACAAACAAACGAATTAGTAAGTAAATTAATGAGAATAAGTACTCAATATAATTGCCATATAATAAACGTTATTCATCAAAACTATGGCAGTTCTAAATTAGGGACTGGACACCTGGGAAGCGCCTTAGAAAAAAAAGCGGAATGCGTTATAAGTTTAGAAGCAAATACAATAAATAAAGATTGGACTACCGTAAAATGTGGCCGGAGTAGGGGCTACTCTTTTGATACATTTAGTTTTGAGGTAAATGAAAAAGGGCTGCCAATAATTGTAGGAGATTTATATGATCCTTTAAAATAAATATGGTACAAAAAACAATGATATTAGTTGCTGCAAAGCATAAAGAATGGATTGAGATTGTTTCTTCTTTTGGTTGCGATAAGGAAATGGCCGAAGATTTGGTACAAGAAATGTACATTAAAATACAGCTTAAATTAGAAAAGGGTTTGGATATTTATTACAATGAAAAAGAAATTAACTACTATTATATTTTTAAGACACTAAAAACTTTGTTTTACGATCTAAAAAGAAAAGGGAAAAAAATTACTATGGTATCTATTGATAATTTACATTTAACAACTACGGATATAAATTACGAAGAGCCGTATAATAAAATAAAAGAAAAATTATCTAAAATGTACTGGTACGATAGAAAAGTATTTGAGATAATAAACGAGGGGGAAAGCATTGCAGAATTTTCTAGAAAATCTAAAATACATTATTAC